AAGAGGATTACATATTTTTTTATTGATTTGCGGAGAAAAGCCAATTAGCTTTCTCCACATTTCATACTGATCTAGTTGGTGTATTTCTACATTTTGATCTAGTAATCCTTCGAATTTCATTGGTCAATATTTTAGAATGGCATATCCTCTTTCTCGTTATTAGTATCTGCATCCTCTTTAGGAGCAATGAACTCTTTAAATAGAGGAGTGGTATACTGTTTTCCCTGTCCATTTTGAATATAGTCACCAATTCTCTTGGCTACATAATCACTGTTTTCAGGTGTCCAACTTTTACCGTAAAAACGGAACAGTTGATAGGGAAATAAATTAGATTGTTTCCAATCACCATCCTTTTCCCTTACAGATAATACGGTGACGATACCGTTATTATTTTCTTTAACGAAAGGAATAAGCTCCTCGAAATTTGCAGTTTGTTCTAGCAAATTACCAAAAGTCAGTGCATTATTCTTCATATCCTCAAAGAATTGTTCGTTGGTATCTTTGTAACGAAGCAGGGTATGCAGAAATTGGTACCAGCTAGCTTCACCTTTACGGCAAGCCTTGTAGTTATCGCTTTCCCCTTTGAAGATAGGATCGTCACTTGTTTCAGCATATACTGTGCTGAATCTGGTACCTTTAATAGCAATGTACTGTGTTTTACCACTAGCACTGATTGCTATATCATTGCTGATAGCAAACGATCCATAGGTGCGAATACCTAATGGAGAATTTGAGAAAGTGATGTTAATGAATGTGACATCGTTTAAGCTTGAGTATTTAAACTCAATTGGTTGGAGTGGACAAGGTCCCGTATACAGTTTGTAACTGTTTCCACTGTTTCCTGAAATCTTCATCTAGTATTTATTTATTAAAGTTGTTAAATAATCAATTAGATAATTTCTGCAAGGAGATATGCTGTCGCACCTTCCTCCGTAGTTAATTCTTCTAAACGATACTCCTTACTCGAATTGCCACTAATTTCTTCCACCAATCGATTAGAAGAAATGCTTCCATTTTTGGCAAAGCGATACCAATTGAATACCTCTTCAGTAGGTAAAATTTCATCTGTATCAAACTGTGTTTGTGTAGGGATAGTGGGTACAATGTACCATCTTTCTTCAAAGGATGCTACAATTACCTTATCATAATTTTTTAGTAAATCTTGTGCTGCTTTGTTAAATAAAAGTTTTCTACTTCTCTTGTTTTCATCGGGTAACTGCGTAGTAACTACAGCAAAATCGTATTTTTCGTCCGTTGTTTTGGGAGCAGACGATCTCCTCTTAGCTAATTTCGCTAACGTTAACATACTCAAAAATTTATATAGATTATAAGATTATTCGCTCAAAGATGGGAATATGTTTTCCCAATAGGTAGTAACAGTATTATCTGAAGACTTTGTGCTTATTAGAATTTTTTGACCACTTAAATAATCATACCGGCAACCTGAAATCAAATTACCTTGACGAGTTTCAAATGATAAATACCTATCGTTTTCTTCCGTTGTAAGCAATGCGACACCATCTACTAAACTAGAATATATAGATTTAACTTTACCTGTCAAATCTATGGTAGAAGCGTCAATTACATCGCCTAATTTAGTTTCTATTTTTGTATCTTTAATATGTGCAACTAGAATAAGCTGATTACATAGTCTATTTAACCTATTAAACCAACTAACCATTATTTCTCTTGTATAAAAATAACCTGCTCCATTGGGTAAGGTAATCACCTTTTCCCATCTCGGATCATTATGAAGTAATTTTTTACCAGTTGGCAGACCATCTTTGTTTTTCTCACTATTGAATCCTGAACCCATAGATGATTTCATATACTTATATGTTCCAACTGTTTCTGAAAACTCATCTATGCGGCTAACACTATCGATAATGAGATAATCAAGTTTAACATCATGTTCTTCTAACAATTTGATATATCTTTCAAAATCTTCTGCTGTATCACATTGTTGGTATCTAGCTTCTAAATTCGCATATCCATCAGGATCGGTGCTTATTACCAGCCTATTTCCTTCAAGACTTAATTGAGCACATATTGTGCTTTTACCGGTTTTAACGGCAGAATAAATAAGAATACTTTTAGGCTGTATTCTTGTAGGCTTACTAACTTCAGGAAGAGAAAACTTAACGTCGCTCATTTAAAATGGTTAAATTGTGAGACATATCATTACTGTCTAGTTCAATGAACTCACTTAAACCACCGTCAAAATAAACTGGTAGTTCCCGTTCATCGAGTGCTGATTCTGCTTCTCTTGATTTTAATAGAATTAACATACGTAGATTATTCTTCCATACATCTAAATCAAATCCATTATACATTGCATTTGGCAAATGATCCTTCCATTTGAAAGGACTAAATAATCCGATAGCAACGGTAGCATCTCTTTGTGTGGATTTATTTTCTGCTAATCCATCCAATGACGGTTTCATTTTATCGATAAGGGTTTTACCTTTTATGTTTACTTCTAATGCCTCTTTAGCAGCTACTTGTTGTTGTACAATAATACTAACTACTCCACATTTTAATCCAAGCAGTTGTCTTGTATAATATGCAGAGAAATTACCTATAGTTTCATACTTTGTCTTTCCTGGTTCCTCAAGATAATTTCCTATATGATCACTAACAGCAACTACCCAATGAGAAGGATTATGTGGTTTATAACTAATCCACATATCACCCATTTTCTCTATAGGCTTTCCATCTATTCCATAGAATGTTCCTGTTTCAGCTAAATGATTTCTAACTAATTTGTAAAATCCTACTGTTTGTGGTATAGATACTACTTCTAAATAAGGTTCTACATGTAATTTACAAAATTCAGATGCTTCCACAATTAAAGGAATAAGCTTTGGATCAAATTGATTCATACTGTATCCCATTAAATTATAATAACTTATCTGAACTCCGTACTTTCTTTTTAAATACATCATTTTGAATATCGCCATAAACTTTTCTACAGGTTCTTCCAATGAATTGTAGAATATCTTTAGCGATAATGATGGCAGTTTGTGTCTTAAATTTAATAAATGTTTGACGAGAAAATAAGCGAATTTAGACTTTCCAACCGACGTTGATGCGGACAAGAGTAAAAAATCACTTTTGATAAATCCAGGGAAATATCCTTTTAGCTTAGGGAAGACATTTTCCATTGATAGAAAATTAACTTCCCCTCTGCCAATCGCTTCTTGATTTTCGAATATCTTTACTCTTAAATCGTCAAACTTCATATCAAATCATTTTTTCAGACTGTTTTAATTCGCTCTTATCATCTAGCCATGCAAGAATCAGTTGCTTCCCATCTCTATCTAATAAGAAGTTGTCTGCGTCTTTTAACATTCTGTCCGTGTGCATACAATCAGCAACGTATCTCGATGCCGCATTGCATATCTTCTCAAACGTTATATCAGGGTTCAACTGAAGCAATTCTTCAATTTTATTCCTAACATAATTAGTATCCCCCATCTTTCCATTCTGTCCGGTAACATTTGCTGACCAATATTTACGGTACTCATTTACATCAAACTCAAACTTTTGGTTCACATTGACATAAATTTCTCTTTTCAAGCTAACTCTTGGATCTTTTGAATAATCCAATTCAATTTTGTCAGCTTTATACAAGATCGATAGTATTTTATTTGCTTCAGTCGTCAGTCCCTCCTTAATGGAGATTGGGTTGCCATGCAAGTAATCAGCTAAAGAAATATTTTCCTTTAGTGCAAATAGGATTAGCTTGGCTAAATCCTTATTTTCTACTTGCTCCAAGTAATAATCATTAAATTCCATAAATGTCCTCTGCCAATCTCATATTTAAATCTGGCAGTCGTTTTAAATTCTTATCGTAGATAGCGGGTATTCTATCTACCCAATCCATTTCATAGGTATTTAATGTTCTTATGATAAACACTTTACCCATTTTACCCTCTTCATACCTAGTAAGTCTACCCACATATTGCGTAAAATCTTTCCATGAACTCGTATAAGAGAACATAATTAGATTCTGCAATCCGGGTATTGTGGCACCTTGTTTTAGCTTTTTAGCAGTGCCAATAATTTGGTTATTATTTCGTATAATTGATTCTAATGTAACATCTCCTTCTACTACAGCAATATCTTTAATCTTACGCAATGGCTCTAAATGAACTCCACTTATAAGCGTCTTTCCTTCTAATTGACTAACCAGTTTATTTACTAACTCAATTTTACTTTCCAGTGTATACAGTAATGTTACGCATGATCTGGCCATATTTCCTTTAAGGAATTTAGGCTTCGTTCTATCCATAATCATTTTCTGTCTTACTGCATAGTATTGAGCTTCGGTAGACAATTTAGGTGTCTTTTTAAATAAAGGAAGATACAATCGTTTATTATCCAACGCATGATTAACGATATATGTCTTATACGGAGATAGAATACCATCATCTATAGCTTGATGTATATCGTATTCGTAAACTATTGGTAATTGTTTTTCCAACAATTGCCCTTTATTTATAAAATCAGTTATCAGATCTGTATTATCTGATTGTTTGACTTTATTTGCTAATTCAGCAGGTATACGATTACGAAACACACTTACATGTTCTGGTATTGTTGCTGTTAATCCCAATTTGTATGGAAATGTGAGATTAAATACATACGAATATTTATCTGTAAGTGCATCTTGTATTTCATCGTATACAGCTAATTTAGCTGTATTGGGAATCCTTTTGTTCTGATAACAATAAAATTGTACATCAAAATCTTTCGTTACATCCTTTCCAGTTAACTCTTCAAAGAACGGGAATTCCTGTAATCTAAATGTAGTTTCTCTTTCTCCAGTTTCAGATAAGAAAAATATAGTATCTTTCTTTTTAATCTTCTTATGTTCTAATGCTTTGTATATGGCTTTTAACGCAACTATCGATTTGCCTATACCTGTAGCTAAAACGATAGTACCATTATACCCATTGTCAATCCAAGCATTAACGGATTGATCCTGAATATAATTTAATTTTTCAAGCCTTGGCAAATAACGATAGTTCTCCGGTAAAGACATATAATATTCCTCCTTTTTCAAAAGCAAAAATAGGCAATACCCTACTTTCTGCCGCATTTTCTAAAAATATAAGTTCGTACTCTGGTATTATTTCATACCATCTCCATTTAAATATCATAACGATAGTTTAAAACGTTTTTAACTGATTCGGATTTTCAATCTGATTAACCCATTTTTCAGCTTGATAAATGTAGTATGTATAATCAATGTCATAATCTTCAAAATTAGTGGGAAAATAAGCTTTATTAAAATAAGTTACTTTCCAGTTTTTTTTCACTTTTCCGATATTTAACGGAGCTTCTACATGTGCAGATGATCCATCTTCATATCGTTTGTAAAGATATTTTCCTTTATTGGATATATAGTATCTAACTGTTTTGGACAACTTATCCGTTTTGATTTGTCCATCTTTAACATATCGAAGTTCAAATACTGCTCTCCCTTTTTTCTCTGCTGTTTTAGCTCTTACTCCTGCACAAAAATCAAATATGTTTTTGTGATTGCGAATTGTCTCTCTAACAGGAATTTCATTAACAAAGTGCTGATATACAGCATAAGGGATTATACTGTATGATTTGTTTTTATGTAGAGGAATGTCTTTATATTCGAATCTTCCTTTAGTTTTTGTTTTACCGTTCGTATATATACTGATATAATTATTTCGGGTATCTTAACACTTTCATGTTAAGCCGGACTATATCTTAATCTTCGAAACCTTAATTCTTTCGATGAAATAACCTTTAAATTCAACCTTATCCGACTTCTTTTGTGCAATTTTCGCAAGAACATTATTTAGTTTTAATTGAACAAGTTCTTGATAAAAAACGGTTTTAATTAGCTTACTATCAAGATTGTATAAATTATAACTATATTTTGTTAACGTTTTGGACAAAAGATCGGATTGCATTTTTTTGCGAAAACTGTCGTTTTTCCAGCTATTGGCTAATTTTCGACCATGATCTTTTCTTAAACCACTTGCCCATTCTTGTTTAAGACGGTTCGATATTTTCTTCGACGTTTTCGGATGTGTAATCATTCCTGTCAAAGAATCACGCCTTAAATTATAACCGGTAGAATAAGATTTAAAAATATCCATCCAATACAATTCTTTTTCAGCTAAATCTTTTACTTCGCACAACTCTACAATAGATAAGTCAAAATTTTGACACTTGTATTTTTTTGATAGAGTTGTACAAATAACGATTCATCTGTTTAAAATTTTTGTTTTGGAAACTATATTTGTAACTATAATGTCGACGATAAAGATTAATAGTTTTACCTATATAAATTTTACCATTAATCTTATTAGTAATAGCATAAATGCAAGGTTGTTGCTTAAATATTATTGTTTCTCGACAATTAAAAAGTTTCATATCAAGTAATTTTTATACAAATATATAATAATTACTCGATAAAAGATTCTCTCCATTTCGAATAATAACTGAATTACTATCCTACTCCCCTGCGGGATAGTCTCTGAACCTTATTCCTATAAGGAATCTTGGCTGCGGATTGTCCAATCTTATTCTTTTTTACCATACCTGAATAGTTAATTCAGCCACATATTACATTGCTGTACATGTTTGGTAGAACAAGCTCTAAGGAGTTTCCCGTCAATTAGAAGAGTTACGACGCAAATTATTTACGTCCGCTATGATCATTTTAGAATATTCTACATGCTCTAATGGGATACGAGTTAACTCTTCCCACCATGCACATATAGAATAATATTGTTCTTCATACTGTTTAGGCAATAATATTTCAATTCCATCCTTAAATACTTTATCTTTCGATAAAGATTAGACTATATCTTGTTGAATAATTCTTACAGAATACCCACAAATAGAAGTATATCCTTTTAAAGTTTGAGTAGAAGTGTACCCTCTCCATTTGTTAAGGAACTTATCACATTTTTCGTAAGATAGAAAAGTTATCCAATTACCATCTATTAATAATTGGATAGTTTTAGACTGTTTTTTCTCCTTAACAATTATCCATGTTTTTTTATAAACCCTGTTCTTACTTCTTAGAAAAGAACTGTTCTGAAAAAATTCAACAGTTTCGGTAAAAGTCTTATAATAAACTTCTCCAGTATGAATGTTTGTCAATTTATAACGAGAAACATTCTTTTTGTTTAAATCAGAAACTATTTTTAAAGTTTCTGGAGAATGTCTATATCTCTTTGCAGCCTGTCTCAGTTTCTCAACATGGTCTTTCGAAAACTTTTTATTTAAATTGGTTTTACTATTATTTGAAGCTTTTATGACATTATAAAAGGGTTTCAGCGATTCGATAAAATGCTTTTCATACATAACGCATTCTTCCTCACGATAAACTCCTAATATTTCAAATTCAAAATTCTCATAACCATATTTATTATAATCGGTTTGGAGTGCTTTATTGCCAAGTTTACCCGATTTTAAAAATTTAAAATGATTACTGAATCTTGCTCTAAAGCTTTGCTTTGTAGAACCAACATAAATTTTATTTTCTGCTACACATCTTAAAAGATATACGCCACAATCTCTGCGAATATCGTACACATCTTGATTTACGATTTTAATACTCATGTTTTTTTACAAAAGTACAACCGTCTGTAATAAAAATCAAGACCGTCTGTAA